CGAGCCCTGTGCGTAACACGCGAGAAGAGGAATGGAGCTGTATGGGCCGCATATGGTTCCGGCGCTCGTTAGCGTGTACCCCGGGTTCGTCGTCCCCACCCCTACATTCCCGTTCGCACCCACGAAAAGAGCCGTGGACCCGGTGGTCGTCTGGGCGCTGAACACGTTGCCCGTGCCGAACTGCCTCACGGTCAGTGCGTTCGATGAAACTGCATTGCCGGTCACTAGGACCGCGGACGAGTTTATCAGGGTCGGAACGGCCGTCCCTGAGTTTTGGTTGAACGTACTCATCTACTCTCTAGGGAGATTTGTTTGGGGCACGGGCGGCTTGGGGATTCCGGAGAGGGTGTAGACGTCCACAGCCTTGCGCTCATCGGCGGGCGGCCAGTCTTTCATGAGCGGAATGAGGCTATGAGCCTTGTCGATTGGATTCATTCCTTAAAAGAGTAATCATTCTTTTATTGTCGAGCTCATCAGGACAAAGAGGTCGTGGCGTCTATGTTTGTTGTCGGCAAGGTATTTGCGTAGGAAATCACGGACGGCTATGTAATAGTACGAAAGGGGCTCTATTGTCCCGTGCCAATTGTGGTCATTGAGGTGCACGCCTGAAGTCTCCCTGACCCATTCCCCGAACGTCGAGTACTTTTCCCAGTTTTTGAGGTGCAGGAACGGGAACAGGCGCTCGTGCATCATGAGAAGCGTCAGAATGGTGAGCTTGTGCAGGGTTATGAGTTCGAGCCTGTCCCGGCGCCTGATGTAAATTTCGTCTGGGAATTCCAGGTTCTTGAGGACGATCGACTTGTTTTCATCGATTGCAAAAATCTGATGGAGCATAGCCCGGATCCACGCCTCTGGTCGAGCCTGTGCCGTTGGACCGACTACGTGCCCTAGGCTCAATTCATCAAAGTTGTTGCGCTTGATGCCCTTGAGGAAACCTGCTGGAGCCCGCTTGTACTTCACGTCAGGTGGCCGGACGCATGGGTTCCGTCGAGCCTTGTGCTTCTTGAATGCGGACGTCCCGAACGGCCTGAGGGCAAAGTCCACCTGGCACACCGGGCACATGAGGCTCTCGGTCGTCCTGGGCCTCCCCATATACCATGGCCTGAGAAAAAGTTATTGGCCGTTTCGCCAACCCCTCGGTCCGGAACACTACCCCCTATACTGTATATGTATATATAAACTAGATTCTTTTCCTAGTACTCTCAATTGGGGAACAAAAGGTTATTGAAATCTCCAAATACTCCCAGATGGGCTGGACCCCGTGAAACCCTGGGAACCTCCATAAAGTCGGTAAAGTCAATCTACGATTAGTTTTACCGAGTCTATGAATTTTGTATCAAAAAGGAACCTCCATTGAATTTTTAAACAGGCGCGACGGGCCACTCGATCGCAAAAGGATCTGATTGAAGAGTGACGTCACGCAACTGAGCACGGTACTGGACCCACTCGGGCTTGTTGGGGACCTCGTAGTCGGTCACGCTGCAGGTCCAGTCGGATTCGTAGAGCTTCTGGCGCTGCTGGGTGCGGACGGCGGTCCACTGGGCGTCGAGCTTTGCCTGGACTTTGGCGGGGTCTTCGACGAGTTGGATGGTTCCCTCGGCGTCCTTGACCGCCTGGTCCGCAAGGACGTCGAACGGGATCAGGCACTCGAGGTCATCTTCAGCCCATTTGTCACCCCCGTTCGTGTTGTACTTTAGAGTGATCTCGAGGGAATCGGGGTCGACGCGGGCGAAGGTGAAGCAGCTCATCTACTAGAGAGCCAGGAAAAAGGAAGGATTTAGAGCTCCGCGTTGGTGACCCAGTGACCAAAGCAACGTGCAACGGTGTACGCAACAGTACCCGCGGTGAGATATAAAGAAAATGAAGTTGTAGCGTTGCTGTAAAAGGTGGGAGCTGCGTTAACGACTCCTGCGCTTGTTTCGTAAGTCCATTGACCGCTCGTACCCGAGGACAAATAAACGGTCGGGGCCACGTTTGATCTTTTTGGAACCGCGTATCTTACAGTGGCCCACATAAACTTATTAAAGTCCGTACTGCCTGAAAAGAAGGGGCACCCAATTACTGTATTTGTCCCAGGAGCCGTACCGATCTCATAGGACTGCTCATAGTACCTCTGACAGAGGGATAGTTCTATCCCGTAGGGGCGAACCTCGAACGGCGTGGCCACGGAACCCTTCTCGAGCTGGACGCCGGTCACGTCGAAGTAGTCGAAACCACCGGCGGTTCCCACTGGGACATAAAGTGCGTAAAGCCCAACCTGGGACGCTGTTTGTCCGATAAAGGTTGTGAATGTCGCACGCTGCCACGCGTTGGAGTTGGGATACGTAGGCCCCGAGAGAGTCACCTGATTTGTGAATCCCGATGCGACTCCGTTTTGGTCGATACCGGTTCCGTAAATTATAGTCGGTGTGAAACCTGTTCCACTGTACCCCGCGCCTGTGCGGTACCAGCACGAGAAGGTGATCGCCCCCCCTGCAAATCTGTACGACTCCTTGGATTCGAGCATCTGAGCCCACGAAATGAATTGTGTACTCGTGTCGCCGGTCTGTCTCCCGACGCGGAGGTGATATTGAATGCCCTGTGAGTATGGTGCGTCTGTGGTTGCGAGCGTTCCCTGAGCATATGCACCTCCGCCGTTAAACCCACCTCTTGTATGATTTTGGCGATCTAAACTGTAACCAATACCCGAAGCGGGTACTGCCATCGCCGTAGGACTCGCCCAATTCGTGGAGATTCCACGCTGGTTGACGGCCATCCCGCCGTTGATGATGGCGTTCCTAAACATCAACGGATTCCCCGCGCTCAATGTACCCGCGACCACGGCGCTCCCAGCAACCTCCAGGGCCTGGGTTGGTGTGGTAACACCGACCCCGAGCCGGCCGTCCGCCGAGACGCTCGGGCCCTCGATGGAGCCGTTGAGGGTCCATTCGATGATAGAAGCTGTAGTGAAAGTATAAATCAAATTCACGACCATCCTGAAGTATGTGAAGGCCTGGGGAGAACTGACCGTATAGGTCACGCCAACTCCAGGAGCCGTCGTGGTCGTTCTCTGGTCGACGAGGAACCAGTTGGTTCCGTCACGTGAACCCAGAATGTACCATATACTTGGGTATCCGTTTGGATTGATGTAATAATTCGAAAGAACAATTGAAGATGGCTGCTGAATCTGAAGCCACTCGCCTCTGTACGATGTTCCATTGACATCGACCGTCACGACCGACCCAGAGTACGGAGAGCCCGCTGTGTAAGTAGAGTTCGTTGTGTTCCACGCAGTGCCAGTATTTTTGTCAAAAGCCTGCCATGCAGCGCCATTTGTATCACTACTCGCACTCGCCACGTAGACCCCACCCCCGTAATAAGACTGACCGGTCATATTGGTCGCGTAAGTGGTCATGGGCGCGGGCGGGAAGGCCAGGACCGTGTTGCAATTCGCGCCGCCGAGTTTAGGCACGACCATCTTACCGGGTGCGAGGGGCACGCGCACGAGCAGGCGAGTCGTCAGGGACCCGCCGGCCGTGTTGGACGCGGGGAACAGAGGTGAAGTGCTCGGCGTGAACGCGTTGTTGTTGTACAGGTACATAGCGCCTGAGCCGGTCGTTATGCGGAGGTTGGTGAGGGAGCCGTTGTATGTTTGAGTACCGTACTGACCCGTCAATAGAGGCTGATTAGACACTGGAACGATACCGCCTCCCGACGACCACGTGCCCACGGTTCCAGAGGCCGTGGCAGCGCCACCACTAAATCCGAGTGTTTGCGGTTGACCGTTTATATAAATCTGAAGACGTCTAGAAGAACTTTGATAAATAACTGAAACGTGCTGCCAAGTTCCTGTACTTAACGCACCTGTTGAATAGATAGAAGTTGAAATGTTATTCCAAATGGAGAACCAATTGGGTCTACCTACGTTATCGATGTAAATTGCCCAGTACGGATTGTTGAGGCTCGTATCAGTACACGCTATGATGGATGGGTACGTGCTAAAACTGCTCGGATTCACCCAAGCCTCCACCACGAAATCGCCGAACGCATAGATGTTCGAGTTGGAAAAGGGCTGACCGGTCGTGCCGAACGAGATGTACGCGTTCGCCGTCCCAGGGAACACGAGCGCGCCTTCACCGGCCGCCGCGAATCCCGTGGGTGCCGAGGACGTCGTCGTAATTAAAGAGGTCAAGTTGCCCGTGGCCAGCGAAAGCGAGTTGACGCCGAGGTCCACGGGCGCGTACGTCGTCTGACCGAACGTGCCCAGACTCGTGATGCTGCCCTGGAACGTCACGTTCGCTTGGACGAGCGAGGACATCTACTAAGGGGGGAGCATTTATTTCGGTCTTTGATTCTTTCAGGGGAGCGTCAGGGCGCGCTCCCCAGAATATTTTCTCGGTCAAGGGTAAGATGGGCTGGATCTACCAGGCACGGAACAAAGTGAACGGCAAGTGTTATGTGGGTCAGACGCGACAGAAGACGTGTAAAGACCGATGGCGGCAGCACAAGTACAGCAAGTGTGGCGTGTTTAGTCTGGCAATTCGAAAACATGGATGGAACGCATTCGAATTTTCTGTACTTATCGAAGTTCCAAACGATCAACTGAACGAGAATGAGATTCGTGAGATTGCCGAAAGAAACACAATGGTTCCAAACGGGTACAACGTCGAACCCGGTGGGAAACAGGATTACGAGTATCACGGACGCCTTGAGAACGTCCCGAGGGGTCCTAAACATTATTTGTACGGGAAGCACCTGTCGGACGAGACGAAACAGAGAATGAGTGAATCTCTCAAAGGGAATGTTTGGAACATCGGTAAACCTATAGACCCAGGGGTCAAGGCGCGTATGATCGCGTCCCAGCCCCGGCTCGGACGCAAGAAGGTTGATCAGTTTGGACTAGATGGGGCGTTCATCAGGACTTGGGACTCTTTGAAAGATACGGGAATCAATGGAGTTGCGAATTGCTGCAACGGAAAGTCCAAGACGTCCAAAGGGTTCCAATGGAGATGGCACGGTGAAGCCGTCGAAGAACTCGAGCCCGTCGTCAAGCCGACCGATGAGGACAAGAAACAAGCGGCCCGAGCGCGAAGCCGAAAACATTACGCGGCTCGCCACGAAGAAGTGAAAGAAAAGGCAAAGACGTACAATACCGATAAGGAAAAGAGAAAGCAGAGTTACAACAGGTGGTTTGAAAAGAATCGAGATGAGGTCAACGCCCGCAAACGCGCACGGCGCCAAGCACTTAAGAATAATTTGGTCAGTGATATTAAGGAATGACCGAGGTCTATAAAGGACTGCCCATCGAACCCATGTACGAGGCGTGGAAGGCCCAGGAGGACAAGAAGGCCGAGTCGCACCGCAAGAAGCTCGAGAGGGATCGGAAGGCCAAGAAGGTGTACCGTGAGAAGAACAAGGAACTTCTCAGGGAACAGGCGAAGGCGTACTACCACGAAAAGAAGAATGCTGCGACTGTGTGAATCTTCGCGAAGATCATGGCATCTGAAGGAAGGGCGTGCGCTCTGACGCTGTCGAGGCTCTGCACCTGGCCCGTCACGACCTGACTGGCCGAGACGAGAGAGGTCATCGCGTTCTATTAGTTGTGGGGAGAAAAACTTGTTAGGTAGTAACATGACTTCCCTCCCAGTGTTCCGTCTCCAGTCGCTGGCCACCATGCCCAACGTGACCGCCCGGGACATTCGCAACTATTTTCGCCTGAAAAACAAGTCCAATCCCGAGGCGAACGCTTTCAGGCGGCGAATGGGCCGGCTCCTGGGATTCCCGACAAACGTGACTCCGACGTGGGCCGCGATAAAGGTCCAGGCGGGTTTCGCGCCTTTTGCGAGAAACGTCGAGACTTTCACGACGCGACTCATAGGAACCGGCGGGCGGGGCCATCGTAACGCCCAGGGTGCGACTCGCTGGCCTGGAGGGAATCCGTACACGTATTTCAGTGGGCCCGTGGTGAATCGGCGGCACAACATGAGCCCGTGGGCCTCTATATTCAAGGCCGCCCCGCCCCTCCGCAAACGTGCGGGAATGATCGCCTATGGCCTGTCCCGCCCACCCCACAACGCCAACGGCGCACAGGGTCGTGTCCCATTGAACCGAAACATGGCCAAGATGATCGGCGAACTCGTACGTACGATGGAACTCGGAAACGTCCGGCGCTCACCGCGCTCACCGGTCCCGGGGGCGCTTCGGGCCGCGTCACCTCCACGGGCCGCGTCACCTCCTCGGCGTCGGAGCGTGAGAAGTCGGTCGGCGAAGCGGTGAAAGGGTTATTTTAGAGGCTCTGGGGGTGGGTGGACGATGCCGGAGATGGGCGCTATGATGTATCCTCGCGCCTCTAGTTCTTGCGTGACTTCCGCCTTGCTCACGTATAGGCCACCGGGCATCAAATTTTCGATGTCGAGTATGATTTTTTCAAGGTGGACTGGTCTGTCAAGTTTCAAGTTGCCCACGTGTTTCTCCACGTCCGTCTTGATGTCCATGCCGAAAACAAAGGGCTGGATGCTATAGCCACTCCCTCGCCATATACGCGAGTCATGACGGACCTCAACGTCATATTGTGAAAAAACACCCTTGTAAAAGTCTTCATTAAACCTCAATAGACCTATTTCATTACGTTGGCACCATGCACGGAAATAACTGATTAGCTCTTTCACGGGGCATGACCTCAACGGATCTAAAATAACTTCATTGGACTGAATGAATCTTTTTAGGGGGTGCTGCTCAAGTCGCGTGGCGGGCTTCACGCTCGTCACCCCGTGTATGATGTCCACCATGCGATTCTCGTCGCCAGTGAAGTACTCGTTGCCCCTGATGTGCTTTCCAAACTCGTTCTTGAACATTCCGATAATCTCTCCTTCAATTGAAACGACGTCGCCCTGGACCTTTCGGACGTATACGATCTGACTGTCGGGTGGGTAGCTCTTGAGCCTCTTCAGGTAGTTGCCGTAGTCCTGCTGGGTCCTCCCCACCTTGTACACACCGTCCGCCATCATGATAAGGTAGATGTAGCCGTTGGGCATCCCTTACCCTGGCCTGAGAAAAGAAATTTGGCCTGGGGCTCCAGACCCTGACCCGAATTCACAAATGCGTGGGACCCTCCACACATTTGTGAATTTTTAATTATTGTTTTTACTTTTTGACATGAGTTTGGAGAGAAAATGCCCAACGAAATTTCTCAAGGAGCTTCATAGACCCCGGCGGCTATGTTGAGATCACGGGTCGCCTTGCGCTTGCCCGGGAACCTGCCAAAGTAGTCCTTGAGGAACGTGCGGACAGCCTGAAAGTACTCGCACCGCTTGGACATGTCGCCCGTCCACACGTTGTTGTCGAGGTCCACGAGGGTCGTGCGCCACATCCAATCCTTGAACTCGGCGTACCGGGCCCAGTCCTTGAGCAGCGGCAAGACCTGATTATGAACCACGAGGCACACGAGCTCCGTGAGCCCATCGAGGTTCACACGTTTGAGACCCTTCGCCTCCTCTTGGTTGATCCAGACGATGAGTTGCTCCTTGTGGAGGTTCGGCCAGACTATGCACTGGTTCGGGACCCGGCTGAAAACCTGCCTGAGAAGTTCTGGAACCACGGCGGTCATGTGACCCTTGGCGGGCGGCACGAGTCCCTGGAGATCCATCTCACCGAGCCGATGTCTGAAAACCTCTGGGACGGGCTTGGCCTCCCTGACGTACTTGGCGGCCTCGGGGCGGTCACACGGGTTGTGCCGAGCGTCGTGACGGGTCTTGGCTATCTTCCACGACGGGCCCTTGAAGAGAACCCCACAACGTTCACACCGATGCTCCATCTACCATGGCCTGAGAAATTTCTTCCAGGGTCGGGACGGGCACGAGGTCCTTGAGAATTTCTTCACGGGTGATTTTCCCACTGGCCAAGAGCCCGAGTTTGCCCTGGGTGTCGGCCTCGATGTGTGCCCGGCACAGGGTCCGGCCTCCCCACCGGAGTTCACTGCATCCTTGGATCACACACTCCATTTCTAAAATACAATTCTCTTTTTTAAGACTGAGTTTGGAGAGAAAATGCCCGATGAAATTTCTTAAAGGTCCATAAAGTCAAGGGAACCCGCGCGAAGCGCCACCCCCTTGAGTCTATGAAATTCCCATAAAGTCTCCGAGCCCCTTATAGATATGAAGTTCGTGACGTTCGACACGGACGAGCACGCCGATGCGTTTTTAGCACTGATGAGACGGCTCGAGAAGGACCAGAGCGGCTTTTGGCACAACCGCGGATTCATTCTCGAGAGGTTCAGGGATGTGGTGATCGCCACGGTTGACGACGACCTTGTACTCGGGTTTTACATTTCGAAGGACGGGCCTGACGGGTCGCGAATAGTGGAGATCATACAGGCGTTCGAGGAGCGCCAAGGGCTCGGGACGTTGATGATGGAAGACCTGTGTGCGAGGTATGAACCCGAGCACATATTGTGTTTCGAACCGCTCGCCGAGTCCATAGGGTTTTGGAAACAGGCTGGGGTACGGGCGATCGATAGGCGCAAGAGGGTGTGGAGTCTATGAAATTAAACATCCGTGACGACCGGAGCCTCCACGACGGGCTCAGCCTCGGGGACGGGCTCAGCCTCCACAACGGGCGCAGCCTCCTCAACGACCGGCTCAGCCTCGGGGACGGGCTCAGACTCCACGACGGGCTCAGCCTCTGGGACGGGCTCAGACTCCACGACGGGCTCAACGACAGGAACCTCCTCAACGACAGGAACCTCCTCAACGACAGGAACCTCCTGAACCTCCTCAACGACAGGAACCTCCTCAACGACAGGAACCTCCTCAACGACAGGAACCTCCTCAACGACCGGAACGACGGGCTCAACCTCCGCGTGAGTCAAGAGACTGGAGAGACGCGAGCCAGTGACGGGCGCGACAGGAACGCTAGTTCCTGGAGCCGGGGGCCAGGGGACCGAGTTCGCAGAACTCGTGACCTGCTCGTCCGTGACCTCGTCCGGCAGGTCGCGCAGGGCCTGCCTGTAGGCGAACCAGGCGTCCTTCTTGTCTTGGCTGAGGTGAGCGTCAGACAAAGCGACCCAATCGCTTGCGGCGAGTCTCGCGTTTCTCTCGGTTCTGAGTTGAGTCCAGGCTTGGGCTGTTTTGGCCTGGACTTTGACGGGGTCTTCGACGAGTGTGACGGTCCCGTCTTCAGCCTGCACGCCCTTGACGGCGTCCCACGCGAGACCCTCTGGAACCTCAATGCGGATCCCGGGGGTCACGGGAACTATGGGGCTGTCGCTAAAGTACCAGTCAGCGACGGTCAAGGTATTTGAATCCAGAATTACGATCTGGCTCATTCTACTCTAGGCTAGGAAGTTTCTAGAGCTCCGCACTGAACGCTACGAAAGCGCCCGTGGTGTTGTTGGCTTGGAGAATCGCCCCCTGCCCAGCGGTCTGTCCAGCAACGGTGAATGTCAAAATTGACGAGTTCAGACCGGTCGTAAAAGTACTAAGAGCTGAAGGTGAAACGGACGCCCCAGTTGAAAGAACGACGAATGTCGTCATCGCGCTATTAGAGTTTTGAGTAGGCTGCGCTCTCATCTGAACTGGGAACGGCACCATAATGAGTGCCGACGTGCCGTTCGTGTAACCCGATCCAAACCCCGTGTAGACGCCACCCGCCGACGAGAAGTTCCAATAATACCTCTGACACAGCTGAAGTTCGGTCGCGTACGGACGGACCTCGAAAGGCGTGGCCACGGTCCCACGCTCGAGCTGGACGCCTGTGATGTAGCGGGACCAGCCGACTGTGCTGGCGAGGTCGTAGGTTCCCCAAACTCGGAATTTGTTTGTAGAAACGGCGCTTACCCATGTGTTTGGCTGGGCCGGGCTCGAAGCACCGAAGCTCGTGAGAGGGAAGGATACATACGTGTGAGTAGTGTTGAGAGCAGCCGTGAAAGAACCTGCGGCCGAAGGTGGTGGTGGAACCGTAATCGTGACATATTGCCATGCGCTCGGACCACTTACTGTATATGACGAAAGATAGTAATACGTCGCTGAAGAACCGGAATATACCACAGCAACCGGCAAGATAGAACCGGCCGGGACGTTCGTGATCATGGTCCAGAACGAAAGTGTGACGGGTTGGCCATAGCTCGTTCCCCAGCTGAGATCATACATGTTGTAGCCCTCGATGTACTGCCTAGATGTTCCGTAGTCGTTGGAGGTCGTCGCCACCGTCATGGTCTGGACGAAACTGTTCGAGAACCCCTGACCCAGTGGAACCACGGCGCTCTGACCGGTCGTGAAAGTTCCGCTAGTGACGTACACGGAGTTCCACCGATCGATATCCAGCACCGCATTGGTGGACGCAGCAATTGTTGAAGGCCCCACACCCCTCTGCGCGATCCGCATGTCGCCGTTGATGATCCGATTCCTGAAGGCGCCCATGCCCGCGCCTCCACTGATCGTGCCCGAGACGACGAGATCGCCAGCCACCTCCAAGGCGCGCTGCGGGTTGGCGATGCCCACGCCCACCTTGGAATCGCTGGTGATGCAGAGGGACTCTTCGGTTCCGTTGAAGATGAGTTCCATGATTGTGAAAGTTGGAACAGCACCACTTCCACTTGTTTTGTTCGCGATGATTCTGAAGTAAGTGTACGCCTGGGTTGACGATGCCGTGAATGTCTGAGTCACTGAGTTGCCCCAGCCGGAAACGCCTGCACGTGAATCCACCAAAGTCCAGTTGATTCCATCACGTGAACCAAGTACATAAAACGTCGAAGGAGACTGATACGATCCCGCATCAGAACTTGCCGTGATAGAATACGTACCCAAAACGACGGACACCGGCGACTGGAACTGGAGCCATTCACCTGCGTACGAGTTTCCGAGCGTGTCGACGGTGATCACTGAACCCGTGTACGCCCCCGAACTGTAGTTCGTCGCAGAGGCCCATTCATACCCTAATGGATTACCACCGGCAGTTTGCGACCGTTTGTCGAACGCTATCCATGCTGAATATGAACCCGACGTGTTATACTCCGAAGACGCACTCGCCACGTACTTCCCCTGCCCATAAGTCACCAAGGCATTAGAGGTTGTATCGAGCAAATAAGACGACATGGGCGCCGGGGGGTACGACTGAACCACGCGGCCGGCACCGATACTCGTCGAATTCAAGCCGCGGCCCTGGACCTCGAGGGTGGTGCCGGGTTGGCCACCGAGGGACTTGAGAAGGAGCAGAGTGCTAGAGTCGGTGGCGAAGGGCGCCGTGGGAACCGTGTACGTCGAGCCGGTGTACCGAGCCACGTTGGAGACGCGGAGGTCGGCGAGGTTGCCGACAATCTGCCCAGCTGAGACCGACCCACCAATCCTGAAATTGGATGTTGGTGTATAAATCATATTTGAACCAGATGGAGTAGCCGATGCAACTGTTGATGACGTTCCGGATGTTCCCTGATAAATGTTAGACTTTGCGCCATCATAAGTTATTGCGAGATGCGTCCAAGTGCTCAGGGGAATTGCAGTACCGGCTATAATCAACACACCGCCATTTGAGTTTATATACGGAACTCCTGAACTATTTAGACCAACGGCGAAGTCTGATCCTGAATTTGTTGTATATGGTTCGCGCACAAAAACAGGAGTGTTTGGATAACTGTTCAGGTACACCCACCCCTCAATAGTCCACGCGTTCGCCCACAGGTTGGTCGTGAGCACCGAAGACGCCGCATTGCCGTAATCGATGTACCCGGTGCCGTCGAAACGGATCGAGTCGAGCTGCGGGTACGTGGTCGAGTAGGGGCTGAGCACGTTTGATGTGACTCCGCCGATGGGCGTGGGGACGGCGCCATAAGCACTGGCTTGCAGTGCGATCGGAGTGACGTCCTGGATGCTCGGGTAGGTTGGCAGAGGGTACTGAGTGTCCAAAGACCAGGCGACGGTGGCACCTGACGGGAGGGTCTGGTTGAAGTTGGGGCTCAGGGTGCTCGTGAAGTTGCCCGACGAGTAGACGTTCGCAGCCGCCTTGCTTGCAGCACTCGTATCATTACCGAAGACGAGGCGCGCCTTGGCGATGGCGAAGTTGGGGCCTGCTTGAGTGTTTGCCTGGCCAACCGTTATAGGTGCGTTCACCGACGCAGTCGGGGTGGACGCGGGTCCGGAAGGTGCGATGGTTCCCGAACCACCTGCGGGAGCGAAATTCCCACCAGTTAGGGTCTGAAACACGCCGTTCACAGCAACGTAGACGTTCGAGCCATTCGACTGAACCATTAGGTGATTCCATGAACCTGTCGTGATTGTCGATGAAGTCTGAAGAGACCGCCATGTAGTATCGTACCAGTACCACCCGACTTGACCGGTCGTGAGAGGCCCAAATGACCACTCGTCATAAGCAGAGGTCGGCACCATATGCCCCAACATAAAAGAAGAGAATGCGCCTCCATTATTTAAATTGGAGTTGGCGAACGACGCGAAGTTGACCCAAGCCTCCAAGCAGAACCCGTTGGTGAACCAATTTGTATTAGTGGGACTGGAAGATACACTATAATAAGACCCCACCGTCCCCGGCAAGGTCAAACAAGGTCCATAGGGCGAGGTCGAGGCGCCCGGGAAGTACTGGGTCTGGAGGGCCATGGTCAGGTTGGACGTGTAGCCGGTGTCCATACCTGTACGGTAGGTCGGGGCGGTCGTGAAGGGGGCGGACTGAGGGCTAAAAGTGGTGATGGGGACGATGGAGCCGGTCATGACGCGAACGTCGGCGACGTTGCCGGAAAAGTACGCCGTACTATTATTATCGTGAAACAGGTAGATATTCGCCGTCGATGAAAAGACTGGTTGTGAACCTGTCGGCG